GGTGCCGGTAATGCCTTGAATTCCTTGGGTACCTGTAGTACCCTGGGTGCCGGTAATGCCTTGAATTCCTTGGGTACCTGTAGTACCCTGGGTGCCGGTTATTCCTTGAATACCTTGATTACCGGTTGTGCCTTGAGTACCTTGAGTTCCGGTGATACCTTGAGCTCCAGTGATACCTTGTATACCCTGAGTACCATCAGTACCTTGAGTTCCGGTGGTGCCTTGTACGCCTTGAGCTCCGGTGATACCTTGTATACCCTGAGTACCGTTAGTACCTTGAGTACCTTGTGTTCCGGTTGTACCTTGAGCTCCAGTGATACCCTGTATACCTTGAGTACCATTAGTACCTTGAGTTCCGGTTGTACCTTGAGTGCCTGTAATACCTTGAATGCCTTGATTACCGGTTGTACCTTGTGTGCCTTGGGTTCCTGTAATACCTTGGATACCTTGAGTTCCAGTGGTTCCTTGAGTTCCGGTGATACCTTGAATTCCTTGAGTTCCGGTGATGCCTTGAATACCTTGAGTTCCGGTTGTACCTTGAGTTCCGGTTATACCCTGAGTACCCTGTATACCTTGAGCACCTGAAGTTCTTTTCTTTAGCGTACCGTCCGCGGCAAGTACAATAAAGTCTGTTAGCGCATTATCGGTAGTAACTTGTGTTACTGCAATACTTCCAGTAACAGCAAAACTACCTGTTACGCTTGAGTCCCCTTTGGACACAAACCCGTTACGGGCAACAAACTTTTTATCTGCCATAGTTTTGATCCTTTTTCACTTTCCAAAGGACGGTATTAGAAAATTATACTAATAAATAGGTTACATATATCTTAGGTGTCCTTTTACTGTCCAGGTGCCGGCCGGTACTGCTAATATCAGATTTGCGTTAGATCCGGCAAGAGTCGGAGTAAATTCTGCACCTACAGTACTTCCTAGGTCTAAGGTAGATACATCATTCCATTCAATGTCTAAAGGAGTCCAGACTGTAGCTAAAGTACCTGCACGTTTGTTACTCCCGCTAGCGATTACATAGTCCAGGAATGCTCCTTCGTAAGAACCTGTGCTGATAGATGTAACGGTGAGTGAAGTAGTTCCGCTTACTAGAATGCCTTGCTGTACAACTGCTGTAGTACCTTGAATGGTTAATGAGCCTGAAACTATTGCACTTCCATTAACATCTATAGCTGCTGACGGAGTAATCTTTTTGATACCTATATTGCCGGAAGTATCTTCATAAATCGAAGAAGTAGTTGCACTGTTTGAATCTTCATAGCGCATGATGTAACGAGCTACACCTCCACTGCCGGCATTCTGTACAAATGTACCGGCGGTTTGACCTCCGATATCAGAGAGTAGCTGTGCACCAGTTCTGTAGACTACTTCTGCACCCGTAAGTGCTAGGAACTTATCCGGATCTGAACCGAAGTTATCCACCGTATTAATGTTTACTTTTCCGGTAGTGGTTAGTGAACCCGTAATAATGGTTGTAGATCCGCTTGTAAAGATTTGAGAATCGTTTAAGTGATCTCCGCCATCAGACCTTGGGACAAACCATTTTGTAAGGTTAGGTTCATCACCTAGTGATCCTGTGTTTCTGGGGCCAGCTAGTAGCATACCTCCGGTATACGTAGACCCGCTTACATTCTGATATACCCAGTGGTTGTGCAGTGAGTCCCAAGCAAGAGATGCTGTAGCCTGGTGGGATAGAGATCCTGAATCGTATACTTTTAATCCTCCGAATCTTTCTGCAGGTTCAAATATGTTTACAGAAATGAACGAGGCTGCGACGTTTAACTGTGAGGAGGTTACGTAGGTAAGTGACGAAGTTCCGAATACTTGAAGATTCCCGTTTATTACTACGTTCTGATTTAGCTGCCCTACTGACTCGGCTTTTAAGGCATAAGATGCAGTGGTGGCTGTAGAAGCATTGCCGGTAAGGTTTCCTGTTAGGGTTCCATTTATCCCTAAGCTACCGGTGAGTTGGTAGGCTCCAATCAGATTACGGGTGTGACGCCATACCCCTCCGGTTCCACTTCCGCTGTAGATTAGCAGGTCTCCGTGAGTATACGCTCCCTCTACTCTAACTGAGCTTAGGTCTGCAAAGTCTTTTGGTTGTTCTGTAGTTACGTATATAATACCACTTCCACCGGGGCCCGCTTTAACAACAATTCCTACTGGGATTACCTCATAAGGAGCCGGAGGAGCTACTTTGGTAAGTTTACCTGCTGATGATGATACAAATAACCTATCCCCATCGCTAAACGCATTTGTATTTAATCCTTTAACAAGTCCCTCAGTGGTGACATATCCTATAGTGTTTATCTCAATATCATGAGTAGCAAGACCTAGTATTTGATTACTTGTTTCTACACTTCCTGATACTGCAATAGCTTGTGCTAGCTGTATTTCAGGAACGTCTCCGTGAGATCCTACAAGTCTTACTGGAGTACCATCTTGTATTAATACCCCGCTGGCATTAAAAACTCTTGTCCAGTTTTCCTGTCCTACTTGTAATGTAATATCTGCTTCAGCATTATAAACTGATAAAGCTCCATCTGTGTTATCCCAAAATACTCTACCTGATTTCCAAGCAGGGGTTGCGGATCCTGTATTAAAGTCAATATAGTTTACATTGGCTATGCTTCCTGAGATGGTTAGGTTCGCAGCATGGGATGCTGTAAGAGCATAAGATGCTGAAAGTGCGTAGGATGATGAAAGTGCATTTAAAGCAAGCGATGCTGTACCGAACAACGAACCTGTAAACGATGCTGCAGTAATAGAGGTGGTTGTAGTATTTCCTTGAGTGGTGACTTGTTGTAAAGTCGGTACTACGGCTGCTTGAGAGCTTACACTGGATAGAGAAGCTGATACTGACCCCCATTGGTCAATTCTAACATCTGAACCTGTGATCGAACCATTAGTATTTAAGCTACCGGTTACTGTTAAGCTCTCAGATACATGCAAATCTCCGTAGACTTTTAAAAGCTGATTGTCAAACTCACCGTAAAGTAGAGGCTGGTTACTGCCTGTGTTGTGTATGTAGAGTTTGTTAGATACAGTAACAAGTCCTCCGATAGGTCCTGCTCCTGTTCCGATAAAGACGCTATCAGAAGAGTATTGAGCGGTACCGCCTGCTCGATATCCTAGCAGTACGTTATTACTCCCAGAGTACAGGTAGTAGCCTGCATAGGCTCCTAATCCTGCATTATATCCACCCATATTAAGGGTCTGTAGACTATGGCGGCCTAGAGCACTATTCCAGGCATTAAATTCAGAGGCACCTATATTATCTAATCCTCCTAGAGCAGTATGACCTACAGCGGTATTACTGCTACCGGATGTTAAGGAGTCTAAAGCGTTGTTACCTACAGCAACATTCAAGTATCCTGCAGTGCTGTTACGTAGAGCCTGGTAGCCGATAGCAATACTTCCTGGGTTTGGCATTGCATTACTCCCAAGTGTCTGGTGTCCGATTGCAAGACTGGTTAGGTTGCCTGCAGACTGATTGGCAGGTCTGCCGATCTTAATTAAGTTAAAGTAACTGTCTTGAGAAGCACTTATTCCTCCTGTTACCTGTACTGTCTGATCTAGAGGGTTTACGTATGATGCTGTTGCCGTATAGGAAGAAGAAACTACTCCTGTGATTGCACTTCCGTTACCTTTAAAAAATGAAGCTGTTACTGGCCCGTTGATATTTAAGCTACCCGTTATTACAGCATTAGTAGTGACGATAGTTTGAATAGTATCATCATCTCGCTTAAAGTATACTTTACCGTCAACAGTATTAATTGCAAGCTCTCCTGTGGATAACGAGCCTGTTGAAGGTACTTTACCGGCTATCGCCGACCTTTTGAGTTTGATTTGTTGGGCCATATGTATGGAACTTTTTTAAGGTATAAACCGGAAAATGTCTATGTAGACTATTATAAATAGGAAAGCCGGCTGTTGCCGGCTCCTAATCTATATATGAGTCTTTTAGAACGTTCCTCCGTCGATTACCGAAGTTGCTACAAATGTTCCGTCTGCTTTGTATCCGACTAGTGTTGATACTTCAACAGCTGAGTCTGTATTGGCGAGAGCTCCTAATCTGTTTGATCCGTCTCTAAAAATTACTCTAGAAGATGTATCGATTACTCCTTGAAGTCCTACTGCTGTAATACCTGTTGCAGCATTTACGACGCTACCGCTAACAGTACCTGCTACAGTTACAGTACTGCCGTTGTCGGTAATGATTGATGCTACTAATCTTTTGTTACTGTCTACTTTCTGAATGCTGTTGGCAGCAGGAGAGGCGTTATCGTAGGTAGTTAACCTGTATTGAGTAGATCCGCTAAGACCTGCATACCAGTAGTCGTCTGTTGCATTCCAGAGCAATGAACCTGAAAGTAGCTGTGCTCCTAATGCGTCTCTTACTACGATACCGCCGTCTGCTGCAACACCTGCTGCGTTTAGTACGATGATATTATCTCCAATCTCAACAGTAGTTGAGTTGACAATTGTCTGGGTGCCTGTTACAGTGAGGTTTCCTGCAACAATTACATCGTTGCCTGTAAAGCGAGTACCTTCTACGTAAACGTCTCCGTTGGTTGAAGCAATTGAAAGATTACCAGTTGCTCCGGTGTGGGTGATGGATTGGTTGCCGTTATTATTTAAGACGAAATCATTATCGGTAGAATTACCGTTGTTCATGATATCGTCTAGAGGTAATGAAGCTGGATTGATACCACCAATAGTTAAGCTATCGATAGATGCACTTACGAAGTAGCCAACTCTCCACTTATCAGAAGAAGCACCAAGATCGAAGGCATTATTAGCTGAAGGTATAATACTAGAGCTTACATCTGCTTTGTAAGTTACAACATCTGTTGCAGCATCACCTAGGTTTACATTTCCATTAAGGGTTGTTGTACCCGCTACTGTTAACGAGCTTCCTAGTACAGCTGAGCCTGTTAAGATTAAAGTGCCGGCGATCTTAGTGTTACCTGTGTCGGACTTTACTAAGAATTTCTCAGTATTACCGGTACCCATCTGGAAGGTACCTATACTACCGCCTGTACCTACGTATAGGTCTAGGGCAGTAGTGATAGCTCCGATTGTTAGGTTGTCCTGAATGACGGCACTGTTATCTACGTATAGAGCAGAAGCAGATGCAAGTACACCGACATTTAAAAAGTCTACAGAAGCAGCTGATCCTGCTGAACCGCTGAAGTTGTCAGCGTAAACTGTCTTCCAGTATTTGGTAGTGCTACCTAGGTCAAATGCACTATCAACGTCAGGTACAAACGATGAAGAAATTTCAGCTCCAAAGTTTACAAAGTCTGTTGTAGCATCACCTACTGTGATGTTACCTCCGATAACTACGTTACCGCTAATGTCAGCATTTCCTGTCAACTTTAAATTAGAACCGGAAATGTTACCGGTTGTGTTAATATTTAAAGTTGTAGCATCTAAAGCTGTTGCAGTAACCTTTAAGTTACTTGTTGCTGCAACTGCTCCGGCGTTGTTAAAAAGTACTTCAGTGGTATTACCTGGTGCTGTAATACTTGCTAGAGAAAGGTTCGTTAATGCTGAACCATTACCGGTAAATGATCCGCTAAATGAGCCTGAAGCAATAATACTTGAGATCGTAGTACCTTCTAAGTTACCTGAAAGGTCTAATGCAGTACTGCCGGCGTTATTAAGAATAAAGAGGGCTTGGGAGTCAGTCTTGTAATATGGTAGCCCGTTGAGGGTGTTAATAAAAGAACTCGCTAAAGCAGTACCTGTGTAGAGCTTGTTTATAGGAGTAAAGGTATTGTTACCGTCTGCATTACCGACGAATACTACGTTCTCGATTCCACTATTACTGCCTGTAGCAAAAAGTAATTCTCCTTTTGATACGGCGATAGTAGTCCCTAGATTGCCTATACTACCTCTCCTAATTAATATTTTTTGTGCCATTCTCTACGTTGTTGTTTGAGTCTTTATATAAATATCAATAAAAACCTCCTAAATCTAAATTAGCATTACTACTTCGATCTGCAAGAGTACCCAGGTTTTGAATTGTTAAACTAGCAGAAACTACTTGGGATTGAATCTCTGCTTTTACGATCTCTATAGCTCCTGAGACTATCAAAGCGCTCTGGGCTGCTGTTGTTTGGTATAGCGTGGTTTGCCCTTGAACTGAGAAGGATCCTGTTATGTTTAACGATCCTGATGGATCTAATTCTCTTAACCTAACTCTAGACATCTTAATTAAACTTACCTATAAGTAGAACTTCGTCTGCTGCCTCTAAAACTGCACCAGCTTGCTCAAAGAATCCTGCAACATCGAGTAGTACTTCAATATTAACACTTACTTGAGTAACTGAGGTGATCTGAGAATCCGGAACTCTTCTACCGTTTACATAAACTTCAAAGTCCTTAGTAGTGATTGCAGCAAAGCCTGGAGGCGGAGTTGCAATAGTTCTACCCGTAAATGTAGCAGTGCCGCCCGACTTGGTGGTGGCGATTCCTGCGTTCCTTAATGAAACGTAAACTATTTCTGCTGCTGTCATACCTGCTACGATTTCTGATACTAACTGAGTTGAGTTAAGCTGTCCGTCGTAGAATCTTACCGCTCCCTTATTAGTAAACGATTGTGACTGTACTTCCGTACCCGTCACATCAGTAACAGTCTCTGTGCTGAACAGAAGCTGGGATTTTGAATAAAATTTCTTAAGGTTGGCCTTATCTCTATTATACGTATCTGTAATTATATATCCATTTAACTTTATGCTAAATGTAGCTTTAACTCCCCTATCCTGACCCTGTAGTACTTCTACAGTAGGGGTGTAGGAGTCGATCATCGCTCTAAAGCGGTAACGGTCTTTATCCCCCCAATATGAATCCGAGGCAAAGTTCAGAGCTTCAATCAGCTTATCACACTGCTCTACGTAGTCGGTAAACATAATGCACTGGTAGGTGATGGTAACGTAGTCCGGTACTACTACTCCGTATAGTTCCTGAGAAGGATTTCTGTTTGATAGAACTGAGAATCTATCGTAGATATTTCTCTTAGAGTATTTCTTCTCGTAAATTACAAAGTTGTTAACTTCGTTACCGTCTAACTTGTTTCCTAGAGTTCTATTCTTTTCAATATTACTCTTCTTAAACATAATTAACGGTACTTGAATCTTACCGTTCTTATCTCTATAAAATCCTCCAGCTTGAACGGATGACCATCTTTCAGGAGATCCGTAAAGAACCGGTACGTCTACTTTGTTACCGTTCTGAATTACTGAAGGTTTGATTACATTGTTAAAGTAGTAGATGATTGCTTCATCCATATCCTTAAAGCCAACAACTGGTAATTTTACCGTATCGTCTTTAAGTGAGATTTGATTCTCTCTTTTAGATTTACTTGAAGCAGGCACAGCACCCTTCAACGCGTCATAAGGAACGATTTGTTCACGCGTTAACTCTGATTGAGTCTTTGGTACGGGCACTCTTTTTTTAGGTTGTGCCATTATCTAACTGTAGTTATACCGAGCTTGTCTGCTCTTGTTAGGTGTGCTTTACAGATGATAGAAACACTAGTACCGTAGTCAGAACTTCTACCGTAGTTGTAGGAAGGATCTTTACCCCAGAATAGCTCATTCTCGCTAACGTTATCTACTTCGTAGTAGTCCTCCTGCCACATTATAATATCTCCTACTTCCGGTACTAACTGTTTATCTACTAGATCATCTCTTAGGAAAGCAAATGAACTCTCTCTGGTTAGATCTCCTCCAAATTCATCAGCAGTCATAGTCTGATCTCCTCTAGTAACAAGGCAGTTAAAGAGTAAAGGTCCGTAGAAAGTTTTTTCTAAAGACTCCCCGTAAATGTTAGCTTGAGTATCTACCAGAGAAAATTTATAGTAAGCGATTTCCTGCTGGATGATGTCCTGGATGATCTCTCTATTCATATGTCGAATAAGAGCAAAGTCTCTTTGACTGCCGAATAAGCTCATATCTCTGACTGTTCTATGTGGCGTTCAGAGAATTGAAATTTTTTGAGATCAGGAATAGCAGTCATTGCTGCTTTCTGAACTTCTTGGAACGTCTCAAGGGCTGGCTTAGTTGTAATAATTTTAATCAATAGCAGACCTCTAGGTCTAGGGTCTTCCTTATTCGATTTATTGTTTACAACTGCAACCTTGTCTACGCTTCTAATAAGCTGTGCGACAGTAGTAATATCTGTCTCGGGATTGAACTCAACGTATACGTACGTTTTGTACATCCTAAATTCTACCTCGCTTAGTAACTGCTCTAGTGTAATCATCCTACAAAGATAGTCATTGGAACACTCTGAAGTGTTGTTTTTATAAATTCACTTTCGTTAGCTTTTCTTTCAAGCTGATTACGTCTTGAGGTTTGCTCAAGCATGTCTCTTAATTGAGTAAGCAATTCAGTTTTTTCTGTTCTAGCATCTGTAAGAAGATCGGCCTGGTTTAGGGTTGTGTTTGAACCCGGAACCGGTACCTGCTGGTACTTTCCTCTGATATATCCTAAAAGTTCTTTTGATAGAGCTAAAGCATACCGGTAGATCCACTGACGACCTACTGAGTTGATTCCTGTGTAGGTTGGGTTATCGTAAGGAACTTCTCCTACGTTGGTAATTAGACCTGCTCCTGAACCTGATACTGCAGCTGTTCTTTCTGATCTCTTGAAGTAATCAATTCTGATTGCTAGTCTTTCTCTAGGAACTGGTAAGATTGAAAGCTTGTTTCCTATTAATTCAAAGCTATAAGAAGATTTTCTAATCTGATCGTTAAACTCGATTGCCTGTACTTTCAGCATATCATAGTATGCTGGCATTAAAAGGAAGTTGATACCTGGTGAGTATGAACCAAAGTCAAATGCATCCATTAAAGATTGGATACCGGTACCGGTTCCTGCATACGGGTCAAAGTAGCGAAGGATTGCAGGAGGTGCTTCGTAGTAAACTTTTACAATTTCAATTCCTCCGGTGATGCCTTGTGATGTTGCCCATGCGTCTAAATCATAAGTCTGTACGCTAGAGGAAAGCTGTAATAGTCCAGAGTACTTCTCTATACTTCCTCCAACACCGGCTTCAGTACCGTAGTTCTGAGAGATTTGAATTACTCTGTCTAATGAAGGTTGAACTAAGGTGTTATTAAAAGATCCGGCTGAAGAAGCTCCTTCCATTGAGAGATAGTTCTCTCTTACTTTATACTGGAATACTTCGTTGCCGTAAGTTGTTACTGCTTCTTCAAAACAGGCATAAAAAGATCTAGCCTGAAGCTCTACATCCATCAGAGGATATCCTAAGCGGGTGGCACAAAATGAAGCTACCTTATCGGCATCAGCTTGAAACTGTGTGTCGCTGTCATAAAAGCCAAAAGGTGTTTCTCCTGGAAAGAATGTACTAGTACCGGTCCAGATTGTTACGTCAGCCATGCTTTTTCTTTATAAATAGCAACTTTGTACACCTACTGTGTATGAGTACCTTTTAGAAAAAAGTCAAAGTTATCGTCTGTGTAGGGGCGTTAACAGTGTATTCATTTGTACCACCCCAGTTCTGATTATTAATCATAGGTCTCAAAGCGTAGGTACTAGTAGCACTGCAGGAAGCAGTATTCGAGAACTCAACAGCTACTCCGCCGATTTTCGGGGTTCCGCACCCAGTCCCAACTCTCCAAAAAACTGTATCAATTGCCACTACAGTTCCGTTGGTTGCGTTCCTCAGTCCGTTTGCTAGAGTCTGTACGTGAGTTGGATGTGTGACAGTTAAGCTATTGCCGTTAGTACTAGACCATGTAAAGGAGGTGTACGTACCTGTTAAGCTTGCTCTAAAAGTATTCCATGCTGTCTCAACTGCGGTAGAGGGAGCCTGGTTTTGAGTAAAGAGTTGTGAAAACGTAGGTCCGATTGGCGGGGTTATAACCTGTACCGGTGCTGGCTGTTGCCTAAATGCAAACGGAACAAACATTAAATCAGGTTCTTAACGTTAGCTAAATATACGTCGGTAGAATCGAATGTAATAAGGGATACAATGTCAACTCCGGTTCCGGCTGTAGGAGTGTAGCTTGAGCCGCTGACTTGTTTAACAGCTGAGTTAAAAGTTACTGTTCCTGAACCTCCTGTGTTGATTCTAAGGTTTACTGTCTGTCCTGGTTGCTGTCCACTAACATTAACGTGTGTGTTACTTCCTGCTGCTAGTTGCAAAGTGAAGAAATTTGATGCAGACATATTTAGAGACGCAGTAGAAGAAGTTATAGTCAGCGGACTGACACTTCCCTGTAATGATCCGCTCATTACTAGTAAGTCTCTTATATAGTTTTTTGCAGGAGAATTACTACCGAATCCTAAATAAATTTCGTTACTTGCAGAAACAAATACGTTTACTCCGTGGTTTACGGTCGCTAGTGCAATGTCCTGGGCGGTGCTGAGTGGCTGTAATACTACCGGGTTTTTAGTTGTTCCGAAGGTACTGCCGGCTTGGTTGTATAGCGATCTAGCAACTAACGGGTATAAATACCCGCCCCATGCTGTGTTCGGGAATCCAAAAGCGCTTGAATGTCTTACAACTTTAATACCTCCGTCACTGGTTGTTGTGATGGCATTAGATCCTGTGTTAAGTATCTCTAACGATCCTGTGATTTGAGCTGTTCCTGAGTATGGAAATGCAGATGTTCCTGTTATTCCAGTAAGTCCTGATCCATCTCCTTTAAAAGACCCTGTAAATGATCCTGTAGCTGTAGAATCTACTAAACTAACTCCGTTGATATAAAACGGAAAAGAAGGAGTGTTTCCTAAACTAATACCGGTATTTCCTAGAGCAATACTGTTATTTGTAATCTGTGTACCGTTGATCTGGGAAGATCCAGATACTAGTCCGGCTGGCTTGCTGCTGATACTGTTCCAGTCACTTGCTCCTGATGTACCTTGTGTACCTTGAATTCCTTGAGTGCCGGTTCCTGAAGTACCTTGAATTCCTTGGGTTCCTGTACCGTTGTTACCCTGTATTCCTTGGGTTCCTTGTATACCTTGTATTCCCTGTACGCCCTGGTTACCTGTTGTACCTTGTACACCTTGGACACCTGTAGCTCCAGTAGCTCCAACAATTCCTGTAGACGATACTGTTACTGCGGTAGTACCTGTTTGAGATACTGATAAGTCGGTTCCGCTAACCTGTACTGTTAAACTCATCGGGTTACTTCTTTATCTAATTTAATAGTTCCTTGAAGTAGCCTTGTAACTGTAATACCTGTTACTAGCTCTAAATCATAAACTGCTGTATCAAAAGTAAAACCTGATGAAGAAGCTGCTGAGATATAAACTCCGATTGATCCTGAAGATAGAGGTAGAGTTCCGGCTGATCCGCTAAGATTCAGGCCTGTTCCATCAGCATCTAAAGAACTAGAGAGACGGCCGATAATTGTAGACGAGCCAATAGTTTCTCTGATCTGCATACGGGCATGATATCCGGATAGATTTACCGGAGTTCCGTTTGCATCTTTGTATACAACCTGGAAGCTTGTGGTAGAGCCCTGTTCAACTGTGAATGAGTATTTGCCTGCAGCCATGAGAGAGATTTATAATAAATAGGATTTGCGCTTTAATCCCTAAATGTCTCGTATACCTTTAAGATCGGTTCAACGATTGGGTGTCTGTGGTTCTGTTTAAGGGTAACAACACGTACGCCCTTAACCTGCTCTTCAACTCGAGTTAAGAAAGAAAGACCTGTCTCTTTTTTGACTTTAAGATCGATCTGGGCGATATCTCCGCAGATTGACATCCAGCTATTTTTACCTAATCTTCCTAGCACCATCTCCATCTGGGTGTGGGTTACGTTCTGGGCTTCATCCACAATCACAAATGCATTGATAAAAGTCCTACCTCTCATAAACGCGAAGGGTAGAATCTCTATCCTTCCGTCTTCTACCTCACGGTCGACTTTCACCTTATCGTATAACAGGTAAAGGTTGTGATAGATCGGAGCAAGCCACGGGTCCATCTTTTCTCTGATGTCACCGGGTAAGAATCCGATATCTTCTTTCGATACAGTTGGACGGGTGATAATAATTTTTTCGACTTCCCCGGTAAATAGTAAATCAAGTGCAGTTTGAACTGCCACTAATGTTTTACCTGATCCGGCCATGCCTCTTAAGACAGTTACGGGGTTAGACAGAATGACCTCTTTGGCAGCCTTCTGTTCCTCATTTAGAGTGATATTAAACTTGATAGGATTCTTGGGGCGTCTCTTTGCTTTGAAGATCTCGTCTTCGTGGTGGTTTGAGGCCATAAATGTAACGTTAGGTTATACACCTATAAATAGGGATAAAAAAAAGAGGGGCCCGAAAGCCCCTCCTTGTTTCTCTATCCGAGTTCTATTAGATAGTAGCTACGTCAGAAACGTAGATCTTACCGTAGAATTCTGGACGGATCATCTTCTTAGCGTAACGAGTCATGATGCCCTTCGTTGGAGTGAAGTTAGCAGGATCGTACACTAATGGAGTCATCATTAGAGGGATGTAAGGAGCGTAAACCGCACCAGTCTCTAGGAACTGTGAACCTCTGTAGCCCATAAGGATTACGTTCTCAGTCATGTATGGGTTCTTGTATACGCGGAAGCGGCTGTTAAGCTGACCTACCTTCTGTACGCCCATTGCGAAGTCCATCTTGTCTCCGTTTGTATCAGCAGCATATCCTGGGATTGACTCGAGGATAGTTGCAACAGTCGGAGAAACTACTAGGAAGTTTGCACCGCCACGTAGAGTCTTCTGGTGGATCTTGTTAGACACCTTCTGGACCTTAGTACCAAGAGTTTGGAACCACTGACCTTGAGTGTTGTAGAAGTCTGCAGTAGCAGTAGACCACAAGCCAGTAGTGGCATTCCACACTTTGTTGTTCTCAGCTGACCAACGCTCAGTAGTAACTGCGTCTTGGATAAGCATGTCAAGAAGCTCAAGATCGATTTCCATAGAGATGTACTCTGATAGAAGTGAGGTAAGCTCGGCCTCAGCATCGATGCTGTGGTAAGCGTTCAAGTCTTGAGCGAATTCTGGAGACCATTGAGCTTTAAGCTTTCTAGTCTTAGCAACGATAGCCTCAGAAGCAAGAGATACGTTGATCTCAGGGATAGCTGGGCTTCTGTCGTCAACACCACCAGTGAATTCGAAGTCACCTCTAGTAGTGTCAGTAGGCTGCTTGTGGTACATTACTGATCCAGTGATTTCTCCAGTTACAGAAAGGTCGCTAGCTTTAACTACGAAGATAATGTTAGTACCGTCGTAAGTAGTGAATTCTGGGTAGTTAGTTACGTCAGTTGAACCAGAACGAAGACGGAAAGCTCTTACACCCTTAAGATCTGGGGCTGTGAAGCTAGCAGCAGAAACTGATACAGTCTTGAATAAAGTTCCAGCTAGTTCGTCACGGTATCCGATAGAAGCTGAAGTAGCAGCACCAGTAGATTGAGTGATAGCTAAAGAAGCTGAGTTGATAGTGTAGCCGAATTGACCAGCACCGTAAAGGCCGCCAGAAACTTCCTCGTCTACAGACATCTTGTTGTTAGCAGTAGATACGTTACCGTACATATTGTCACCGTCAGTTCTTCCGTTAGCAGTAGTACCGTACTTGAAGTCAAGATAGAATACAAGACCTGAAGGAAGGTTCATAGGCTGTACAGATACGAAATCTTTAGCAGCGATCTGAGCGAATACCTTTCTTACAAGCGGTAGAGCAACACCAGCCCACTGCTCGGCTCCGCCGTTAGCATTGGTAGCGTTGGATTCCTTGATGATTTGTTTTGCCTGGTTCTCAAGGATCATAGACATATTGTTCTTGTCGATCTCGTTGCCAAGACCCTCAAGAAGACCAGTTGCAGACCACTTGTCAGCGAGTCTAGCAGCATCAGCTTGCAGAGACTTGAAGCCCTGTGCTGATTCGTTTAAAAGAGAATTTAATTCCATGTTTGAAATTTGGGTTTTTATTTAATAATACCTGCAAGTTTTTGCATACGCAGTACAGCCGCATTAGTTTCAGTGATTACTTCTGGCTTGGTAGAGATTCCTGCAGCAGCTGAAGCAAAGCCCTTGGCTTCCTTCACTACTTCTTTCTTACCTCCAGCAGTAACGTTGTTACTAACTGTTTCGTATACTAGCTTAACTTCCTTAACTGTTTCAGCCTTATCGAAAGTAGCGATTACGTTTGCTTTCTGACCTTCAGTCAAGTTGTTAGCCTTGAACACTTTGTTTACGTAGAGTAACTTAGCGTTAAGCAAGTTAGTCTCGTTTAATTCGTTACGGAGAGTTTCGATGGTAGATAGAGCTTCCTGTATGTCAGCGCTTTCGTATCGGTTTCTTGGATCAAGTGGTGTGTAGTCAATAAAATCAGTAACTGCTTTAACGACTGCTTTAGCAGCGTCTTTGCCCATACTTTTAATTTTTTCAATTACATCCTCAGCGCTTTCTTCCATTGCGGGAGCAGTAGCTACAGGAGTTGTGATAAGTCTTTCCATTACTCTGTTGCAAGCAGCCTCACCTAATCCGTGAGCAGCTTCAAGCATCTTAGCAACTTCTTTCATATCAACGGATGCACCGTACTTAGCCATCTCCGTCATCACCTCTTGTAGAGTCATACCTTTGCGTTCAGCAAAAGCACCTACAGTCTGCTTAACTTCGGCTTTTAGGTAGCCCATTAATTCGTTTACTGCAGCTTCAGCAAGTGGATCTGCTTCTTTCTTAGCCTCCGGAATGTTACCGTGTGCTGTAGGTCCTTCTGGGTCATTGATAAGAGCTAGCTCGGCCATAAGTTCGTCGATATTGATCTCTGTATCAGTTACAGCGGTCATATCTTCAGCACCCATTTCCTCAGCACCAGCCTCTAGTTCGTCCTCTTGTCCTGCTTCCTTGTCGCCCATTACTTGCATAAGTACGTCGCGGATTAAGTCCTTAAGGTCATCAACGCTCATCTCACCAACCTCTTCTTCTGCCTCGTCCTCTGATTCTTCAGAGTCACCCTCGGCTTCTTCGCCAGCTTCTTCACCTTCTTCTTCGCCTTCTTCTTCAGCGCCTTCTTCTTCTGCTTCGGCAACAGCCCGTAGGCCGTCTGGTCCGATTGCTTCTTCAAGAGACTCTTCAGCTACTTCCTCTGTTACTTCTTCTTCAGAAATTACAGCGGCAGGTGCTTCCTCTTCTTCCATCTCAGCGAGACGTTGAGCTAGAAGCTCTTTCAATTGAGGAGTTAGAGACTCTTCCAAAGCAAGTTTAGCATTAGCAATGGCAGCTTCACGAATAGACTTAGCATCGGCAATAGCCTGCTTAAATAAATCTTTGTTAGCCATGTTGTTAACTTTGGATTTGTACACCCATTAAATTTGTGGGGGTGTAATGTAGTTTGTTTACATTCGATATCGTATCTGTGACGATATATTCGTATATAAATACATATGAGTTACAAAAACAAAAAAACCCCGGCCTTTCGACCGAGGTGCCCAAGGTAGCGCCCGAGGGAGTTTTATTTAGCTTCTAACTTGCTTAAGATCTCGTTATTGGTCTGCATTCTTTTTTTGAATTTAACCTGAGATTTTCTACTTAAGGGCTTGAAAGCGGCTTGTCTTCTCTTGGCTGACTTTGCCATTACTTTGCCTTACTTTCAGCAGTTGAAACTTTTCTGTATTCGGTAACAAGTTTTTTAATCTCTCCTAGATTCTTACGGGCTCTTGCTTTAGCGGCCTTAGTCTCTTTGTTGTGATTAGAAACGAATTCCTGGTACAGGGCATCAATTTTTTCGAATAACTCTTGTGATGTCATAACAAATATAATTAAAATTAGGGTTTGGGTTTACTATAGGTTCATCGGACGACCCATATCGTCAGTGACTCCTGTGATTTTCGTAACAGCTCTTACTGTTCTGTTTTTGAATTTGATTGTTACTGGTAGGGGGCTATTTTTTATGTACAGGTCAAACTTCTCGGCGCTAAGTTTAGTATAGGACTTTATTTTACCGTCTTCATCAAGTACCTCTACTTCGTAGATAATTTCTTCCTCACCGGTCGATTTAATATCATATTCTAATAATTCCTTAGAATTATCAGTAAGCTTATTCTCTACTAAGAATTTTTTTAAATCAAAGTTTTCCATCTTCTTTTACTTTTTTTTTAGTTTTATGCTCTTAAAATGTCTCCGATAATGTTATGAAGCTTGCTGTAGCGGTCTACAACTTGCTTTGTTTCATTTAAAGAGACGGGGTTTAGAAATGCTCCGTGTGTAGAAGGATTCGATACGAAATCCCAGCACACCAATTCAAAATCGTCTTTAACCATTAGGGTGTTCTCACCAATTGGCTGGACTGAACCTGTACCTCTAGAAGAGATACCGATTGTGTGTCCGCCTTTGATGATTTCTTTTACGATGTTACCGGCCGGGGTGTTGAGTAGCTCAACCTTACCCATTAGATCATCTCCATCCCACCATAAATCCTTCACAACGTGTGAAGCATTCTTTAGTGATACAATTGGAGATTCTGGGTGATCTAGTTCACCGTATGCGTTACCTACTTTAACGAAAGCTTCCATGTACTTCTTAACCTCTCTATCGAGGATAGCTCTTTCGTAGATTCTTCCGTTTTGGTTCTTCTTTCCGGCTCTCTGCATAACACCTGTCACCTCAAAGATACCGGGTCTTTTGACGGACTCGGTGATCGTAGGACGGAAGGGGGTATATTCAATTAAGAGATTTGCCATGATTATGATTCTAGAGTCTTCTTAATTAAAGCCTTTACTGCTTCTTTGAGCTGGGCTTCTTTCATTATGTCTTTGATGTCGTAAGTGCCGTCGTCTTTCTTTTTTGGATGGCTTGAAGCGAAATCTCTAGTATTGGTTCTGTTAGCTTCAAAATCATCTACATTAACGTCTTCTGCTCCTTCTTGGAAGTCAGGCTGACCTGCAATAGCATCCATTCGCTCTTGAGCTTCTTGATCGATGTAGTAGTTCTCTTTGTAGTCTTTGAAAGCAGCAATAAGCTCGTCTTTAGACATTTTCACATACGTCTCAGGCTCTTGCATTACCATATCTCTGAATGCTTTACCTACATTGTTAGGCTCATCTGCTACTGCAGCAGCTACTTCCTTGTCTGAAAGTTCATCTCTTAGTCTTTCACGGTCTCTTAAGAAAGTATTTTGAGTGTCACCTTCTTGAAGCTTTGCTTTCTCCATTTTCTCACCCATCTCAGGCATGGTCTGGGCATTCTTATAATGAAGAGGATCTTTTGCTAGATTCTTAGCTGCTTTCTCTTTTGCTTTTGTGTACTCTTCTTCAGAAGGAGTTCCTTCGATGCCCTTAGCTTCTAGTTCAGCTCTGATGCCGTCATCTAAAAGGTCCGGGGCAATTAAATCGATAGGATCTACTTCTGGCTTTTTGTAGGCTGTTACTTCTTCTTTTTTAGCTTCAGCAATCATACCTCTGTTCTTGAGGATGGCTGTCATATCTTCAAAGCTGTTAAACTTAGAAACAACGTTAGGAAGCTGCATAACTGCATCTCTCCTAAATTGCTCTTTTGAGAAGTTTCCTTCTAGAACAGCATTATATTTTTCCTGTAGTGTTCTCATTTGAAATCAAACATTTTAGTGTGTGAGGGTCTCTTTGGTCTTTCTGCTTTAGTGTAACCAAAGCCCTTCATTGTCTTAACGGCTCTGTTGTCTTTTTTTCCTTTTGAAAAAGCGAAAGGAGTTGTGATAGGTGCAATAGCTCCTGTTACGTTCACCTCGTTGAGCTCCTGTTGAATGAGCTCTCTTAGTACTTCGATGAATTCGCTCTTTTTCATATTGACTTTAACTCATTTACTAATTCGTAGTATTGCAACAAATTAACAATATGATTATCGTCGATACGAGTCTTCTTATCTAAAGGTTTGATAATCTTATGTACTTCGTCAAGCTTGATTTTTACAATCTCGTCGTTTACTTTAGCCTTCAAAGTTTCAACTTCTTTAGAGATCTTCTCTAATTCTTCGTTGATCATATTTCTTAACTTAACCTGAGATTCAGAAGCTGTGATAAACTCTCTAAGGATTGCTTTCTGCTCAGGTAGGAAGTTTTCGTACTCGCCGTTAAACTTCTCAAGTAGAATTCTGTAGGTAAGGAGTCTTAAGTCCTTATCGTATTTTGCGTACTCTTCAATTAGTGCATCTTTTACGTCAACCTCATTTTGCTTCTTAGCAGTCAAGTGCTCTAGAATAGTAACTCTGTTATCGACGATGAACTTAGGATCAGCGAGATCTTCAGAGCTTTGAGTCTCCATCAAGCAGTACAGAGCAGCTAACGGCTTATAGTCCCGGACCTTCATAGAGAAGAACTCCTCTAGGTCGTAAGACTCTTTAATCTCTTTGATAAGATCGTACTTCTGCTTCTTGATAGCAGTTCTATCTAACTTGTTAGAGATCTCGATGATAGTGGAGACGATGGTGTCGGCTTTGGGCTGGGATACTCCTTTGTTCTTAAGGATGTATTCGTAGAGTTTAAATTCTCTAACTAGCGATGTCTTTCCTGTGTAGAACTTCTTGAGTACCTTCACTGCCGGGGAGTCTTTCCTCGATAGAGTATCGGCAGCGATCTGCTTTACCAATAGCTCAAAAATAAGGCCAGTGTTTTTATACTTTGAATGCTTAATTTTCATGAGTATGTAATTCTACTAATATAAATATATGTTACTTATCTAAATCCTTAATATTGCTTTCATCCAGTAGTGTGCTGGATTCTGCAGTATGGTCCTGTTCAAAGATTAGCTTTTTACGCTCTTTGAATAGATCCTGATTTTGATAGAACACTGCTCTAGTAGCGAGACTGCCTTCCTTCAGTTTGTCATTCTGAGATTCGTAGCCTCCTTTCATATCATGTTGTCCAAGTCTGTCTCTGCCTAACGGATCTTCTTGAGTTCCGTAGATAGAGATATTGGTTCTAGGGCGACCTTCCGGGTTAGGCTCACCTACTAGTTCATCGTAACCAACAGGTACTTTTTGTGAATCTGATCCTCTTCTACCGTACATCGAAGCAAGGTCGTGAGGAGTTCCGTAAGATATACCTGATTTAGCTGGGTCATTGCCTTCGTTCTCAATTTGAGTTGCACGGAAGGTTCTCTTACTATCTTCTCTGATAAGATCGCGCATTTCGTTGTACTGATCTTCAGATAGGTTAAAGATGTTTTCGTAGATGTAGTCAGAAGAGAATAACTTACTGTCCATCATCTGGCTTGCTAGGTCGATCTTCTCTTTTAGAAGGGCAACTTTCTCCTGTTCGTAAATGATAGAAGGAGTTGTAAGCTTAAGTTCAAAGTTTGTTAAGCTTTCACCCTTGTAGCCCTGGGTGTATAAGTGAATAAGAGCAATCTTAGTAAGCTCTGATTCGATGATGCGCTGGATTCTTTCGATTGTTCTTGCAAAACGAATATCTTCTGCAGCTAGAGTTGCTTTACCTTGAAGATCTCCTTCGTATCCAAAGTACGCTTTAGGTACTTTAAGGGCAGCAAACATTTTATCTCTTAAGTAAGCGACGTCGTTGGTGCCGTCGTACTCAAGTCCTTTAGTTGTTTCGATTCTAGTTGAAGTATCTCCTCCACGAACAGGGATGTAGAAGTCCTCGATCATGTTCTGCATATTGAAACGCAGGTTGTATTGACCGGTTTGAGGATCTACATAAGGAGTTTTCTTCATCTGGTTGATAGTCTTCTGCATGAACTGCTCAACCTCGTTTGGTGGTACGTTACCAACGTTGACATAGAAAGTTCTCTTCTCAGGAGCTCTCATGATGCGGTGAATCAGCATCGCATCTTCCATTAGTATCAACTGCTTGTATACTTTTCTAGCAGGCTCTAGGTAAGAACGTCCGTAAGGAAGGAAGTTAGTATCAGATAAAAGACGGAAGTGTGCTACTTCGTAGTTATCTAGCTGAATTACTTTATCCTTATGTCTAGGAATGTAGTTAGGATCGGTAGATGAAGCGATTCCATCTGGGTCGATGGTAAAGGTTACCTTAGCAGGAGCGTTAGGATCCTGACTCTCATGGCGTACCATACTGTAGACTGTATACGGCAGTACGTTGTAAACACCGAATGTTTCTGCAATCTCTAGCTTAAGGAAGAAATCACCATACTTACACATATTACGAGTCCAAGACCAAAGATTGAACTCGATATTAAGTACGTCGTAAAATAAGTTATTTAAGATCTTCTTAATGTTCTCGTCCGATGTCTTAACTGTAAGTACATCCCCCATATCATTTCTCAGGGTAGCTTCGTCGGCTAGGATATCAAGTGCTGAAGCGATGATTGGATCAGAGTCCATTGCTTCGTAATCCGAGTAAAGTTGAATCCTTAACGTCTGGTAGTTAAGGTTCGGATTAAAAATGTTCTTATTATTGTAGATGTAAAGACGAGAGAAACGGTCAACCAACGAGTTAGTCTCGTATCGACCGGTGCTCTGAATGTGGTTTACGTCTGCTATCTTGAGCTGATTACCGCCAACGTTGCGAATAACTACGTCGGTAGAGAAAAGTCTCTGTAATCTACTAAATAATGAAGTATCAGCCATGTAAAAGCAGTTTAAATATAAATAGTCCTAGCGGAGTAACCAAGAGATGTCCTCTTTTCCGTACGGAGTATCCATAATATACGGGTTATTTTGCATATTTCCAACATTATACACGGGAGCCTGACGATTATTTAGACTAGAAAACGAAGATAGCTGTGCTCTAGCCAGGTCCATACCCTGTTGTCTTAGTCTTAGAGCTGTATCTCTAACGTATAATGAGGTAGCGAAAGCTATAATAAGATCATCGTTGTAGCCATTCTGTGCTTGAGCCTTTCCATTCTTCCAAACAAATACTCTCATCTCTTGCAGCAACCTTTTTGACTGAATGGTTACTGATTTATCTCGGATATATTCCATCATCTTGGCGATAACCAGGGGACGAGTCTTCATAGACATGGTAAAGCCAGGTACTAGATTACCCCGCTCATACTTTGTCATATAACTCTCAACCGTATCCTGGTCTGATCTGGATGAATAATAAAGGTTTGGATATTCTCTTTCTAGGATCTGCTCGATTGTAGCCCATCCCATTGAAGCATTTTCTACTACTAGTAGGGCGTTGTTGTATTCTGAGGCTATTCCTACTAAAATGTTACCGAAATCCCTAGGAGATACCTTGCTTCTATACTCTCCGATTTGCGTAGCCCCTTCAACGTCCATGATATGGAAGGTAGAGTAGTCGGCTCCGTCCCCTCTTGCTACGTCAGCCACAACCATGTATGACTTTGTATAGTCGGGATATTCCCAGATCCATAAGTTGCTATCAACTCCTCTTTTTTCGCTAGGGTCCTTCTGGTAAGTCTGTTCGTAGAATGAAAGATATTCAGGCTCAAATACTGTCTCACCGGATGCAAGGAAGTCACAGTCACATTCCTGTGCTGCCATTCTAGGCCCTAGGTCAGCATCCTGCTGATCTCTCCAGGCTTGGGTTCTTTCCGGGTGAACGGTCCAAGGTAGCTTAACAGGTATAAAAGAATTCTCTCTTGTTTCTGCTTTTACCCAGGTTTGATGGAACCAGTTACCTACACCGTTAGGAGTAGATAGTGCCATACACTGACCTCCTGTTGCTAGGGTTTGTTGGGCTGCTGCGAACGTCTCGTCGATGTTCTCAATGAATGCAGCTTCATCAATTAAAAGCAGAGATACAGCTTCCGATCGAGCAGCATCTGAATTAGATGATTTAGCTGAGATCCTTGACCCGTTGGTGAGACGTAGGGATAGTTTGTTCTTTTCTACTGATTTTAGTCTCAGCCAGCTTGGTAGCTGATCGTACATAAACTGTACTTTAGTTACTAGATTTCTAGCAGTAGATTGGGTGGTTGCAAGCGCAAGGACGTTCTTGTCTTTGTGAAACAGCATCAACCACAGAGCATACCCTGATGCTAGGGTTGAGATACCAAGCTGTCTAGATTTTAGCGTAATCAGGAACTGATTATCTCTAAAAAGGTGTAAAACCTTATCCTGGAATGGGTAGAGATTGAATAGGATTCTACCTCGGGTAGGGTGCTGAATATAACAATATTTACGCATGAAGTATGCCGGGTCTTGGGCACACTTTGCGTATTCTTGAATTACTAGCTGTTTGACATTTACTGGTTGTTCACTCATAACAATGTTAATACCAGTACTAGGCCTGCACCTGCTCCTAGTCCGGTGAATAACCCTTTCCAGTAGTTAGCGGCTTTGCCGGTCTTTAGTACTGCGATTTCTTTTTCTTTAATTCCTAATTGTACATTAAGTTCGGTAATAATGCCGTCTTTCTTAGTCACAATAGTTTTAAAGTTTGTAATTTCTTCTTCTTTAATACCGATTAGAGTAAGGTAGCTTTCAACGTCTTTTTTGTAGCTTAGAAGCTCTCTTTGACATAAGTCTCCTTCCTCTAGATCAGCGATAACTTTTCTAGCAATTGAATCTGGCAGGCAGATTAGGGTGTCGTTATTTACGATTGTAACGCTCTGCGAAGTAGCGGGCAAGCTCAGCATTAGAAAGCTTACCAAGCTCAGCCATTTTACGATTGTGTGCATCTCTTTCTTGTTTACGTTTGGTTTCTGAAGTTCCTAGAACTACTAGCACAGAATCTGTTCTCTCTTCTAAGATTGCATTTTCTACTTCCAGCATAAAGATCTCTGATTGCAGAGTATCTACTTTGGCTTGGCTAGCTTCTTCTTGAGCCTTTAGTTCGGTCAGGTATTTTTTCTTGTACGGATTTAAAACTCCGGTCATTGCTAATATAGCAATTGCGATTGCTATAAGAGTAACTATTGATTGTAATTTTTGCATGGCTTAAATAATTACTGTTCCACGTAGGGAGGTGTGTGATCCTAATCTAGAGCTAGCTGTAGTTCCGTTAGGTTTGCTAGCGAAGATTCTCGGCATGGTTACTCCGTTGACTGTCTGCATATTATCTACAAAGTAGTAATCTCCATCTCTTTTTCTAATATGAAGATATAAATCCTGCTTTGCAAACTCTTCTACTGGTTTAATATTACCATTAAAAGTAATTACGTTTCCTTCTACCTGAGGCTGTACGTTCATATCTCCGATGTAGTATGCGTCTACTTCTCCTCCTACTGCTGGGGTACCTTTTACGATCTCTAGTACAATATCTTCAGGAACTTTTCTGTTAACGTCTTTAAAGTAGCTTGTTTTGTAGAGGTTATATTCGGGAGTCAGTTCGGAATGCTCTTCAAAGATCTTTTTGTAATACTGGTATGCATCTTCGTAGAACTGTTTTATAAACTCTTGTACTTTAGGGGATAGTTTCATAGCTCCCTGTAGGCCTCCTCCTGCAATGGTAGGAGAGGTAAGCCCTTTAGCTGAGATTAAGAAAGGATCTTCGGTACCTTGAATTACAAGTTTAATATCAGAGTAAGGTTCATGCCTGTATCCCGGCACTGGTGACATTTTTTCTGCCCGAACTACACCTTCGATAGTGTGTCCGTTTTGATCTTTAATTGTCTTAATTCCTTCAATAGAATTAATAGTGTTGATCACTCCGTGCTCCTGTCTTTCAGAGGTCTCTTCTTTAGGACCGCCGGCTAGAATTAGAGCAACATCTCCTTTCTCTGTTTTAAATCGGAATAATGGGAATGTTCGGCTACCGTCTGGTTTAATTTGTTTATTGTTCTGAGATGTGTTTGGAGCGAAATATTCTGGGGCGGTGCCAAATTCTTTTTCGATGATAGCAGTAAAATCCGCAGCAGATATCTTACCTCTGTTACCTATACGGTGGGGGGCAGAATCAGCCATTGCCGAGAAAGTCTCGGGATATTTTTGTAAGAGTACTTGCTTGGCGGCGAGCGTATTAGACTTCACAGATGCTTCGGTAAGGTTTATATTGAATAATCCTTCAAAGATACGAAGATCTTCCTTAGAGTCCAACTGTGGGTATCCTTTAGGGCATCTCCAAGCCCATTCCTCAATAACCTTATCTATTAGATTCATTATAGTCCTGCAAATACGTCTTCTTCTCCTGCGGCTGGTGTAGCGGGTGTTTCTGCTCCTGCTCCAGCACCGGCTTCAGCTCCTGTTTCTGCTCCGGCTGCGGGTTCAGGTGCTCCGGCTCCGGCGAATACATCGCCTCCGGCTCCTTCTTCTCCTCCTAATGCATCCATTCCTGTCTGAATAGGACCGTGTGCGAGCATCATTCCGATCTTGTCTAATGCCTGCTGGAATTCCGGAAGGTTGGCTAGGTAGTAGCGCTTGCCTTCAATATTGGCTTCAAAGTTTTTACCCATCCACTTTAAGGTCATATCCTGTCCGGATTTAAATTCGACCTTAAACGTAGAAGGTTTGGGTGACATCCATCCTACCTTTTCTACAAATTCCATATATTGGGAAGTTAACAAATGTGTTAACGTCTTCTGTAAGGTAGGAAATTTTTGAAGAATATCTAGTGTCGGGTCCGTTTGATCTCTCTTAGGACCGGTAGCTGGTTCTTCAGCTGCTTCAATTAGCACCTCAAGATAGGCTTCCTCGATGATATGTCTTAGATCCTGTAGCTTCATTACTTCTTATGACTTGCGATTGCTTGACCGATCTTTACTCTTCTGTTTTTGATGTACTTGTCGGTTTTGGTATTCTTCTTACCGTCATTATCAACATCCTCATCTTCGTGGCCGACTGGGTCTAGTTTTTCTGTAACAGGCATTTCATCGCCTACTACTGCCTGATCCATTGCCGGTTCAGCTAGTTCGAACTCAAGGTAGTGCTTGGCACTGCTAACCATCGAAGATGCTTTTGTGACTTTAGACTGCCACCAGGCCGGAAAATCTACTTCTCCTTTACCTTCAAACTGATCAACCATTTTGTAGAGCTCAAGAGCGTATTTAGCAATCTTGTAAAGCTCTGATTTGATCATATGCGGTTCGTCATCCTGGTGTCCTAGATCTAGGTCTTCCTCCATTGGGGTGACTCTTGCACCAGCTTTTTCTAACTCTGCCTTCTGCTTAGGTGTTACCACATCCACTTCTGTTTCTCCAGTACGGCCGGTTATTTTGCTGACTTGTACTGTATTTTCAGCTAGTACTTCTTTAATAGCTTTTAAAATATCTTCTTTTTTCATCTTTCCTTTGTTTGGTACTACGAAGTATGCATCATCGCCGTAAGGTGATAACCCTTCTTTAAAAGGTCTTGGGCAAGGAGTTCCTTTAACGTGAGTGTGTCCGCATCTGCCGCAGTATGTAGCTTTTTTCTCGGTTACTTGCATAGGAGCCATGTCTAGGTCCTTGTGTGCATTATCAAAAATAATCCTTAAAAACTCAATGGTGTCTTTATCTTTCTTAAGATTAAAGTACTTATCTGAAAAAGCTGCTAGGATGTACTCCTCTACATCTGAATACTCTCTTGCAAGAGCATCCAAATCGCTCATAATACTTTCCTGTAGCTTCATATTACTTAGCTAAAAAAGCTCCTCCGGTTGAAAGTTTAATTTGTCTGATCTTTACTTCTAGGTTAAGACCAGCTGGTAGAGGTAGGTTTGCAACTGTACTACCGTCTGCAAATACAGCAGATTCGATCACAGTGCTTGAAGATACTGAGGTAATTGCTCTCCAGCTACCTGATACTGGTGAAGTACCTGTTAGGTAATAGCCTCCGTTGAAAGTTACTTTAGACATGGCAAGGTTTTTTCTTTATAAATAGATCACTGACAGTGATAGTTAAGGTACCTCTGCAGGGCTTTAGCATATGTAGTACCTTTATCTTTAAGTTTTCCTCTAGCCGCTCTTACTTTAGAGCATGAAAGCTTACCTAACCTCTTTTTGAGAATGCCAGGATTCATAGGATCGTGAATTCCTTCTGTTAGCACTTCTGCTGCTAGCTCTTGAATCAAGTTCTGGAATTCAGATTTTTTCATTACTCCTTATCTTTGATCGGGCCTCCGATCACCCAGGCGTCACAGGTTCTAGCAGCTGCACACTTGAACTTTAAAAAGCGGCAGTAACCAAGCTGACCGGCATCAATAACATCGTAAGGATCTTCCGAACCCATGTCTGATCCGATGCCCTTAGCGATACAGTCTAAAGTCTTAGAAGTAATATCGAAGGCAGCACAAGTACCGCACACCATATTCTTAAGCTCTTCAGCCGTATCGACCTGCCACATATCCATTTTCTTCTTCCAGAATTTTTCGTTCTTCTGGGAAGGGTCAGCAGGGCCGTATCCGTATTCGTCAATGGCTTTCTGTCTGTTCTCAAGATTGAGATCGATGTTTTGGGTGGCAGGAGGACATTTAACCTCTGCTTCGCTGATGAGTTTACTTAGCTTCATCTTGCTTAACGATTTGATCGTAATGATCCATTGTTAGAGTTTCACCCTCTACAGAGAGTCTGATAGCGTTATCGGCCATAAAGTGTAGATCTACGTCTGCCTGGGCGTCTTCTCTGGCGTACTCTAGAAGTCTGATGAATAAGGGAATATCAAAAGTAACTTTATCTTCCGGGTTGTTCTCTTCTAAGAGGAGGTCTATTAGTTTCATTTCTTTTCTTTTTTAAGAATCTCTCTTCCAGCCTTAACAGCATCTTTGAAAGCTTTACTGTTTGGGTGAGAAGGTTTCTCTCCTCTAGCTTTTTGTGCACGGATATTAGCCCATAGTCCGGGCTTCTCCTTGATTACCTCTAGGAGTAGCTCTCGCATAAAAGCGTGCATAGCAGATTTACTTACCTTGGCCACGGTACTTCTTGGTGTAGTTCTTGCTAGTTTTTAGAACTGAAGTCTTAGTCTTAGAATGTACCCCCGGTCTGCTGACCTTCGGCCTGTCCTGGAATGTTGAGACCGCTTGAGACTTGATCTTAGCCATTACTTGACTTTGACTACGTCTGCTTTAAGGACTTTAACTCTTTTTCCGTCGATGATTGCAACGGCCTTCTTTCCTAGGTTAGAGACGTATTTCTCAATCTTTTTTCCCTGGTAGTATTCTCCTGGAGCTAATGTCTCAGCTTTCTTCTCTGCTTTAGGAGCAGGGGTTGCTACTGGTGCTTCGATAACTACTGGCTCTTCAACTACTGCTACTTCTTCAACTACCAGAGTCTCTTCTGGAGTTACTTCAGCTACTACTTCGTCGATAATCTCGTTATCAGTTTGCTTTTTCTTTGCCATGTTTAAAAATTTTTATAAGTAAATGACCGGAACCTTTAATGACACGATGCCAATCGTGCCTTTGTATAAATAGCTTATCTCCCGGCCAGAGCAGGATCGGGAGTTGATCGTCAAATTGTATGTGCCATTCATAACCGCATTCCAGTATATGAATCTCGCGATCCTCATCGTCTCTATGCCAGTACAGCTCTTGAATATCGATATCGCTATCAAACTTTCGAATGACGTAATGTTCGCCATTCTCATCGATTCCGCTTTCTAGATCGATGTACGGACGATCACCAGAATCCTCCAAAGCTTGATTTGAGTCCGATAAGCTTGGCGTACCTTGGTAGTCTGCAAGACCAGTACCCGGGCTTGGTTTTGTCGTTTTTAGTAGCGCAGTTATGACGGCTGGCGAAGTTCCGGCGTGCTTCAGGATTGTTGATCTTGGCAGTCAGTCCTGTAGTACCTCCGAAGTTGACTTTGATGATCTTTCCTGTCTTAGGGTTACGAGTATAAACGTAGAATTTCTTAGGTCCTCCTCTTTTGGGTTTGTTTAGAGCTACTTCTGATCCACGGTACTTAGCCTCTGCTAGAGCCTCGCTTGTGATATCAACTACCCAGATGTCCGGGTCTGTATCCTTGCCTGAAGAAATGAGGCTATGTAGGATATCTTCTCCTACTACGATTTCGTATTTTACTTGACCGGCTTCCTGGTACTTAAGCACTACTGGCATCTGGATTTGATCGTCGTCTGAAAAAGTAACTGTTTCTTCTCCTGATAGATCAGCCATCACTGGATCGATGTCTGTGTATTTGGCTGTATATCCAAATCCTCCGGCTGCTTTTGAGATGTCGGAAAGCTTCTTCCACTGCTCCTCACCCATCTTCTGGATCTGAGGATTGGTAGAGGCTTGCTGCCAGGTTGCTTCTGCATCCGGAATTATAAAGCTAATTTCTCCAATCATTGGGAAATCTAAAGGTACTTGCTTGCCTTCAAACTCTGCGTACTCTCCTACCTCGGTTTCAAATAGAAGTTCCATATCTTCTAGGCAGAGGCACCGTAGTAGACCTTCATTCATAAGAAGACGTGCCTGACGGATGGTAGTAAAGTATTGTTCTGATCCTGGACGGTAGATGTTCTCGTATAAGGGAGTACCGGTCTGCAAATGGTAGCGAAGACCTTCTGTTAATACCGCAGTAACTTTTGACTCAGTTAAAAGCATTGGAGTTTCTTTATAAATAGTTACTCCAGGTGCTTCTTAAGGTGCTGTAGGTACTCGTTGACGTTCTTCGTAATTTCGGCTTTCTGCTTGGCAGAATTATTATTCCAATCTTCTATCGTTCCGTCTTCGGTTACAAAAGTCATAGATTCGTTAATCTGCTCTTGAACCCATTGCTCAAGTCCTTGTGCCCAGGCCTGCATGTTGCCCTGCATCATCTGCTTTTCATACTCCTTGTAGAGGCCGGCTCTACGTAGACCGGCTTCCATATCAACGGTACAGTCAAAGCAGAAGCCATGGATTTTGTACATCTTCTTGGCTAGGTGATGATTCATTGAACCACCGCAGGAAGGACAAGTTAACGGTATTTGAGTTAGCTTTTTAGCAGCATCTAACTTGGTAACATTTTGTTTAAGACCGTTTTTAATGGTCCATGCTCTACCATCTTCTTCCCAGACGTCACCTTCGCTATGCTTTTCTTTCGCTTTCTCGTACCCGGAACCAACCATGGTACGGGATGTAAAGTTTTTAGAAATAATGTTTCGGGCCCGATTTACAGCCCTTTCATCAAATTCTTTCTTCAGATGGCTTGACATAACCTAACTTTTCTAATCTTATAATAACGTTGGATGGGTCTCCGTTTTCTGGATGGTAGATTCCTACACCTCCTGCATCTATCCATCTCTGAATGGTATCTTCCCTATCGTCGATTAGGATATCATCGGGTCCTGTACACTCTAGATGCTTTTCTTTAGCCGGACGGAAGATGATCGGAGGAATAGGTTCTAATTCCCTATTTGCCCATTCTACCTTACCGTCTCTTGAAGACTGTTCTTCAGAGGGGGCAGTTAAGAGAGTTGGGTTAAAATCTCTAATGTGTTCCCATAGCTGTAGGCCGTGCGGGGTCCATTCCATTCCTTCCCAAAAGATCTGACCGATAGGTGCAATGACGCTCCAGAAGCCTCCGTCACCTTTTTTCTCCTTGTACTCGTTTGGATGCATACCGAAGTAATGGTCAAAGCGGCCTACAAAATCCGTAAGCACGCCATCCATATCACAGAATAGTTTGCCTTTTGGTTTTGGATTTTGCTCCTCTTCAGTAAGTAGTAAGTCAGCTAACTTGCCCATTTTATTTTAAGTTTGGAATACCTCCGATTTGGGGAATTCTGCTCTTCCAAAGATCGTAAATTTTTTGCTTATTTGCAACTGTTATAATTTCACCCTGTACTAGGTCTTCTAGGTACTGGTCAACGGTTGACTGGAAGTCTTTCTTCTCGTACTTTGACTTTGTATGCAAGCCCTGGATGTTAGCATCTACTTCTTTAGGAAGCATGTAATACTTGTACCATATCTCCGGGTTCTGACGAATAGCTCTTCTTCTAGCTTCGTCCTTTCTCATCCACTTATCCGGGCGAACTTCTACCCCGGATTGGGTTAGGTGTTCGGTTTCGTGACGAATAAGATCGGTTAAGATTGGTTGGATTTGTTGAAGCATATTAGTCCCGTCAGCCGGATTAAAAGCTAGTATGATATCGATTTCTCCTTCATCGGAACCGGCTTCACCGTCGATGTGGAATTTGCCCGGTGCTACTTGGTCGGTTTGAGCAAATTTTAAACTTACCCCTACATTTACCGGCTTGCCGTCTTCTGTCTTAGTTCCTTTCTCGCTTTTGCTTGTAAACTCTCCCAGGTATGCTGATTGATATTCGTTGTAAAGCATAGCTCCTAAAGGAGACATTCCGTATTTTTCAGCAAACTCTAAATCCTTTTTAGTAGGCTCTCTTTTGGTCTTAACGTTATATCCTTTTAGCTTTTTACCACTAATTAAGACATTAAGAGCATCGTTAACAGCTCTTCTAACGTCAGCAACGATTGAACGGTATTTGGTACCTTCTTCCAGGCTATCTTCCTTCTTAATCGAATCTTCGTACTCTCTCATGAGCATGCTACCAAGGAAATGAGCTTCCTTTTCAATATCATTTAATGTAGAATCTTCCTGGGTGTTGGTAGTAGTAAAAGCTGGTAGACGATCTTCTAGGTTCTGCATGTGATGAATCATCTCATGGCAGAATGAACGCAGTACATCTTTAGGGTGACGTCCTGTTACATACAGCACGACTTCTTTCTTAGTAGGATCGTAGTAAGCAGTCCTACCAAAAACGTTAGCAGCGTTTTCTTCATCTTCTCTAGTTTTGATCTCCGGCAGCGGTAATACCGTCATACCCTTCTTAATCATATGCTCTAGAATACCAGCGATATAAGGTACGTAGTTGATAGCTGCTGCAGTATCCTGGTATTCGTCGATAGGTTTCTGCTCGGGAGTGTAGTCAGCTGGTCCCATCGGTAGAGCTTTGTTGTAGTACATCGGGGTAATAACGATCGATTGACCGTTAAAGTCTACGATCACATCGTCCGGGGCAAGCTTCTGGAAGTATGCGGTAAGGTTTTGCATTTTCTGACGAATCTCAGAAGGTACTACGGCAATCGGTGCCATGGGAGTTCCCATGGTTACTTCAGAAGTTTCTTCTTCTTTCTTTTCTGCTTTTTCTTTTGTACCTTCTCCTAGGAAGCTGTTGAATACATCGTCGATGGCTTCTGCCATTTTGTACTCTGGGGTTGCTTTTAGGATTCCTAGTACTGTTTTTTTATCGTCTGCTGAAAGTTCTTCAGGCATCCATTGACCTGCTTTTAGGTAGTCCATATCTGTTCTAATTGTAGTAGCAGATAGCTTTTCTTCGTTGATCGTTGACACAATTTTTAATTTTGCTCTATCGTAGAGATTATCCTTATTGAGCTGTAGAGCTTTAAACTTAGCTAGATCTGCCGGGTCAGTAGAGGAACCTACTAAGTAGTCTTGTTTTTTGTTAGCTTCGATTTCCTGGTAGATTGAAAGGATAGGGGTGACCGGTGCTATTTCAATTTCAGTGGGCACACCTAAATACTTGGCATAGATCCCCCAGATATCTTTTGACTGCTGAGCTGTAATTATTTCTCCTTTTCTGATTGTACCACCGATGTAGATCTTAATTGAATCTACGTCCTTGGCTAGCTCTTTAGCGATGTGGAAGTGACCGCGGTGAGGGGGTTTGAATCCACCTCCGTAAAGTCCGATGGTGCTTTCTTCTCCTTCTGTTAGAGTTTGAGCAACTTGTGACAAAGCCTTCTCTTTATTATCTCCTTTAGGAGTACCTACTTCACCGGATTTAACCGATACCATCGAGCGGAAGATTCCTGCTACGCGGTTCTTACTTCTAGGATTGGTAAGCGATCTTGTTATCTGGTCTAAAAGCTTTTCAAAGGGCTGATTAAGATCAAAATCCTTTAATAGGTTCTGTACGTCAGACCAGTTATTTGATTTCCAGATTTCCTCTCTAGCTACTTCTTTAAAGTTGTCTAGGGTTACTTTTCTGAGAGTTAGATTTACGCTAGAAAGGTTAAATTCGTATTCCTGATTTGCTTCTAAGGGGGGTAGATTTTTAATTCCCATACGGGCGAATACTTCGGCCGGCTTCTGCTCTACTAATGCAGTCTTAACTAGTCCTAAGATTAGACCCTGCACTTCGGCAGGTAGGTCTAAAAACGAGTTCTTAAACTGGTGTTCGGTTTCAGAAAGAGAAACCATAACATCAACTTGAATAGTTTCGCCCGGTGCTCCTTTGATTGGGTAGAGTACCGAGATAATCTCTCCGGAGTTATAAAATTTCTTACCTTTATACCGATCGCTTTGGAAGGGCATAATTAGAGAGTCTGGCATCTTAGATACCGTGTCGATGATTGCTTGCTTGGCAAGCTTCTTATCACCGTATTCAAAGGTACTAATAACGTCTAAGTCTCCGAAGTCGGCTTTAGTGCCAGCTTTAACGCTTCCAGATAGACTTGCAGCTTTGTAACCAGGGATTTTCTTGAGAACTTTATTCTCAAAATCATTAAACGTATCTTGGACGTCTTGCTTTTTAATTCTATTTCCTCCGGCTACACCGCTCATTGTACTTTATATTTTACTAAATTAGAATCGTCTGGAAGGAACTTACCTTTGAGCTGCAGTCTCTCCTGATTTGCAATCCAGTAGTCCTGTAAATCTTCCGGAATGTCGGCTCTAGTGCTGTCAAGAATCTTGAGGTAGATATCGTAGACCTTATTTAGATCCTGCTCACTTAGATTGTTTTTGAGAGCCTCCATAACACTGAAGTAGTTCTCTAGAATCTCGGAAGTAAAGTCTGCTTTGTAGAGCTTGTTTAAAAGCTCGATAGCTTCAGTTGGAGATTTAGCTTCTATTTCCTGGGTGTCTCTATTCTTAACTCCGTAGTTGTGAGAGAAGATATATCCTTTATTTGCAAATAGGGCAACCAGTAACTGGGTACGGTGCAATCCTTTCACATTTCCAGAATAAACGCTAGAGTAGTAAGCAAATTTAAGCCAGTCAACATCCCCGACATTTATATCGATTTGAACGTTGCTATCTAGCTGCTCTCCTGCTTCGTTGTATTGAGGAGCTTGCAGGAATAATGCACCCGAAGCTGAACCTTTTACGTCGACAGCAAGGTCGGTATCAGCATCTTGGATCTTTTCAGCAATAGCAACAATCACAGCTCTTTTCATAAGCTGCTCTTCCGAGGCTGTTCTTGATCTCTTTTTGAAGAGTTCGAAAAGCTCCTGGACGTGCTGCTGATCTAGACCCCAGTCCTGAATCTTATCAAAGCTTTTATCGGAAATCGCTAAATCGATATCTCCAGAAACCTCCTTCTTACCTACAGATCCTAGGGTCTGCATTTGACGGAAGTGAGGTTCTGCTTGAGGAAATAATCTCTTGAATTCTTTTAAAAAGTTTAAGAGGGTAGGCTTGATGTCCTCCCTCTTAATCTTGTCTGTGGTTCCGAATACGTTTCCTCCCATTTTGTGCTATTTATCACCCTAAAGATAGGCTCTTTATAAATAGCTTACAACTTTACCGATAGAGGATATGTCTGAAAGGATGGTTCGTCAGCAGGATGCTCTAAAAGGTATAATTTGTAAATGAGTTGAAACAGTTCGAAGTTTTCATCGATGTTATCAACTACTTTAAGCTCCCAGCCCTTACCTTGGAATGCTCCGTCTTTGCTAGAGGTAGTTCTCTTGGTTGATTTTAGCCAGATGATACCTGTCCGGTCGATTTTCTGACCGTACATCTCCTCCCAGGCCTTGGCATAGGCCGACAGCTGTAACTCGTGAGACTTATGCAAAGAGTTAGAGGTCTTGATATCTAACAGCCAAACCTCATCACCGATCTTAGCGATGATGTCAGCAGTACCGGCGTACTTATGGACGTCCGAGAAGGTAAACTCTTCTGTAGCGATGACTTCAGGAGCCATAGCCTTCCAAGCTTCAACGAACTTATTGATCATCTGCCATACCAGCAGCGAGTACTTAGCCTTGCCGTAGTCATCCATCCATTGGACTTCCCCGCCTTTGATCAGCTCTTCGGCTGCGTTGTGGACTGCCGTCCCCTCTTCACCTGCCCTTCTCATAATGAGATCGGCGTTATGACCTACGTCCTTAATCCACTGCTCAAAGAACTTATTCTTAGGCATGTACTGCAGGATCGTAGTAACGGAGGGGTAATAAAGGCCTTCGCTTCTTTTATAAACCCGGCGGTCCGGTAAAGTGATCTGCTTTAGCTCTCCGTCGAACTTAATGCGTTTTTGCTTATGCTCTAAAAGAAAATTGGAACCTGGATAAATCATACGAATGCTAATTTGTATCTTAGGAGGTCGCTGAAGGTTAGCTCCTGGGATTGTTGGATATGGTGGGTGAAATTAGTAAAACCCATTTCGGAAGGATCTTTATCGACCATGTCAACAAGGAACACTCTTTTACCCATAGCAAGGAATTGCTCAGAGTATCGTAGCGCACTTTTTAAAGCATCTTTATCCAACGCTATATAAATGTCTTGAACCTTGTTAGACACTAATTTCATTAATAAACTCTTAGATAAAGATTTACCTAAGATTGGAACGGCATTACGTTTAACAGCCATGGCATCGAAGACTCCTTCAACCAAGATGACGGGCTGGTCCCAGTTAATCATATTTTCAAACCCTACTATATCCTTGGATGCAGAAGGATTCTTATATTTAAAATAACTATTTTCAAATGTTCTACCAACAAAGAAGTTTAGCTGATTATTATCATCGTATGAAGGTACGATAATTCTACCGGCATATTCTCCTGTTGTGCAGTAGCCTATGTTATACTTAATAAAATCGTTCTCTGTCAAACCTCTCCTGTAGAGGTAGTTTCTGATCTTATTTGCAATTACTGAGGTCTGAGAGGCAGTAGCTAGTGCTTGAAATTCTTTAGGAAGTTCTACAAACGTTACCTCGTAGTCAGCTGTCTCTCCTTTTCTAACGTACTTAAGCACTTCATTAGCTTCCTCTCTTGAAAGCTTCATCTGTCTTAGAAGCGATTTAATGGTACGACCTCGGGTATTGCACACCCAGCACTCCCATGGATTTTCCCCCTTCTCGTTGGTCGAGAGTTTAACCTCTAGCTTAGGTTTGCGATGATTACAAAACGGACAGCTAAAAGCATAGTTATCCCGAGCTCTCTTATGAGACTTTCCGAGTACGTTTTCAACTGCGTTTAATAAAACAGGGTTCTCCATTAGGAGGTATTAACTAGTTATAACCTTAATATAAGAACGAAACCGTTCCGAACCAACTTAATAGTCGATTAATTTTATCTGACCGTCGGCGGTTGCCATTACGTTGTTATCATCTCCGTACATATCAACATCTTCAGGGTCGACTCCGGCTTGAATCATTTCCTGTCTTGCACCGATAAAGACCTTCTGTAGGTACGGGGATAGATTTGAAAGTATGCTCTTATCTCCTTCCATAAAGAACTCATCTAATATACGAACGTTCTTTTTAATTTCCTGAGAGTATTCTTGCGGTAGTGGTTCTAAGTTCTCAACCTGGTACCAGCCTCCTTTTTCCATCTCCACTGCCTTGCCAACGTTTGCCAGGTATTTAAAGCTCTTACCTTGAGCCTTGAGCATAGCCTGCATTTCGATGTCATCCTGAGTAATTTTTACTAGGTAGCCTTCTTTAGGTTCGTATCCGAATTCCGGCACAGGATTGGGTGCATTATAAACAACCCCATGAGATCCTCCCCCTACATAGGTAACTCCGGCTTTCTTAAAAGCATCTTTGATTTTAGAGTAAGTGCTCTCAGTAAGAAGGGCTTGTATTAGTTTCATAGAAAATCTTTCCTGTAGAATTTACCTAGGATGTTATCATTGTAGTATAAAGGATTATTCTCAATAGCATCGTATTTAAATAAATATTTACACTCAAAGTAAGTAAGCATCTTTTTGGAAGATACAAACTCTAGGATTTCTTTCTGGAATTCTTCTTTAGGGTAGGTTCTAGTTAGGGTTAGAAACTCTTTATTTGATCCATAGTAACTATCCCAATCACTTTCTTTGGTAACGAGCTTGGTAGTTGGCTTGCGGCCAGGACCAGTCTGTTCGGCAATCTCTTTTTTAGTAAGTTTTACCTTGCGGGTAAAGTATACGACTTTTTTGCCGAGGTATTTTTTGTTGGTAGGGGTGTGAGTAATCTGATAGATAAATCCGTAAGTGCCTTCCGGCATGTCAGAAATCTCAGTGATACCCCTACCCTTATAAGTCCAGGTAGGTTCAGTCATAGTTTTAAATGTCTAATGTAATGACGAAAGTCATATCGTTATACCTTGACTTAGGTATAGGTTGACCTAACTTTCCTACTGCTATAAGTTCGTTAGAATCATTGTATAATCCAACTGTTGTTACATAAGGTTGGAAATAACTTCCGGTAGCAAAGTCATAAATGTCTCCGTTGCTTCCTGATTTAATTGAAGGATTCTGAGAGTAATTAAAGTCCTGTTCTCTTACTCTGCATTTGTAGTTATGGGTATATACTTCGTAGGTAGATTGCCAATGCATACTGTAGCTCGGTAGAGACTGTATCGAAGAGATTGAGGCTGAATCGGTTAGTATTGCAAGACCGTGAGGGTAGATTATATCTCCAATTTTTGCAACACTACCGCTTACTAGTAGTTTACCTTCTCCGTCATCGTATATAATAAAGCTTCCTGAGGTTGATCCTACTACATAGCCAGGACTAACGTAACCTCCTGAAACGTAAGCAGAGATTGCTGCTTCAGTTCCTAGTGAAAAGGTACCGGGTTTGATTGCAGACCCTACAATGTTACGAGGAATACTAACAACTAGTAGATCGTTAGAAATAGCTCGAGACATACTAGGCTGTATATCAGTTTGTTTGTAGTCTTCAAAAGAGCTACTAGTTTCTGCTCCTGTAAAAACACCGGAGTAATATAGATGTTTTAGGGACCTGTGTATTAGGGTGTTGTATTCCGAGTTAGATTGACCGCTAGTATCTGATAAAATCGGGCTAAAGATACCCGTATATGATCCTGTAGCTTCAGCTGTAAAAGTTTCGATGCTGTAGTCTTGCAGACTAGCGCTACTAATAGACCAGCTCTTATACGCGGTATAAGGAGTTACGAATGCATCCTGTTTGTTTAGCTTTATAAATGCACTCATTCATTTAGAAATCAAGCTTGATTCTGATAAGAGCTTCTTTAGTAAAGTCTTTTAGTAGAGGTCTTGATAGTTTAGCTACTGCTACAAGCTCGTTATTATCATTATACATACCTACTGTTGTGATGTAGCTCTGCGGAGTATCTAACATACTGCTAATTCTAAGATCCCCGGATCCTGTAATGTAAGAAGGGTTAGTAGAGTAGTTGAACTCGCTGTTTCTTACTCTAGCAAAAACAAACTGAGAAGTTACTGTTTCTTTGTAATTAAGTTGGAATGAGCTACCTGAGTTAATTAGTTGGAAAAGCTTTCCAGGATTACCTGCATTTGTAGTTCCTCTAGTAGTACCAAGTGCTACGCCTTCCGCAGTACCGCTGATATCAAGTGCTGCTCCGTTTAGTAGGATCACTCCGACGTCTGGAAGGAATAGTCCGTAAGATCCTGAAGTACCTGTATATCCATTTGCATTAACTCCGGTGTAGGGAGTGCCGTTAGATCCACTGACCACTTGGTAGACTCTACCTGCATCATTGTAACTTACTGTAGTAACTGCCGCGCTATTGTCTGTTAGCTTTAAAGTTTTATTGCTCGTATTCTTTAAAGTTAAATTAAAAGAAGCTGGCAGTAGAGATTCTTTGAATCTGTCTCTATCAATAGCAATAGCGTAAAAATATTCTTGATTTACTCCACCAAAGCTAAATGAGGTTTCTTCGTCTCCTAACACTAATGTTCTATACTGTCCGTAGATTGTAGAAGAAGGTGATTTACCTACAACAGAAGGGTTATAAGGAGCAGATCCTGAACCGTCTAAATCGCCGTAAGCAATTGAAAACTGTACTGCTGCGTTTTCTAAAGTTGAACCTGTCTGGTATACATCGTAGTAAAACTTACCTGACTCTAGATTAGGTTGAGTAGAGGATGTAAAGAGAGTTGAAAGTATGGGATCTCCTGTTGACCAAACCGGGGCTGATACAGCTTCGGAAGCGATTACTAAGTCTTCGGCGTCAAATCTTTTAAATGACATATGCTATTAATTTACTTTTGTAATTGTTACAGGAATGGTCACTCTAGCTCCTGAATCTCTGCCGATAATGGTTAGAGTGGTTTGTAGCTGGGTATTGGTTCCAAATAGAGTGTTTACGTTTGTAGCTGTGATGTTCAGGCTAGTTCCAATTACAGTCTTAGATACATTTGTTCCAAGAGTTGTAGTGTTATTTAGTCTATTTGCTTCTTCTGTGTTGATTCCTACTCCTTGGAATGCAGAAGCAACTCTTGCATCAGCAATTGTAAACGTATATCCGCTTGTTTCAAAAGTCTGATTGTTACCGAGGTAGTTAAGGGTCTGAGGGGTGATAGCCTCTGATTGACCTTGCTTTAATGTTACTACAGACTTGGTAGCTAGGATTGGAAGACGAGCTGTACCTCTAGGAAGAGTAGTAAGCTTGTACTTCATAATTTGAGTCTCGTCTGGGAATGCTTCAAGTAGCGGCATAGCTTCAATAGCTTCTCCATAGTAGGCAGAGCCTGAAGGGTGAGAAGTATTGTAAAGTGTGTAGTCGATTTCATCGTCAGATAGAGCGAATTGAGTGATGCGGAAAGATCCGTCGCCTCTTGCTAGAAGCTCTCTACCTTTTTTGGTAAGGATCGCATCAACTGTTACTACTGAGTTATTTAAATATCCCATTTCTTGTTAGATTTTAATTATAAATAGAGCCTAAGGGAGGTTTTAGATTACTGTATTAATGTGAAGGCTTTGTCCGCATAACTTTCAAAGTTTGCTTGAAGATCCTGGGAGATGTATTGCGGGGTAATAGTTCCAAACTCATCGACTGTTTTTGGGTTTGAAGTATATAGGAGTACTTTTGTTGGGTCATCTACGTACCTTCTAATTAAGATGTTAGAAAGTAAAGTGCCGCGTGGAACAGGGGGAGCTACTTTTATTACCATTCCTTTATCTGGTCTAGCTGCAAATAAATGACTATTGTTTATTCGACTGTCCCCTTTCTCCCAGATGTCAATAACTGTATAAACTTTATTCTCGTTACCTTCTGCTCTTAATTCATCTCCTAGTTGAATTGTAAACGGAGTTATAAATTCTTTGAACCCTAAGCTTTCATGGTTGTCAGAGGTTTGAAAAGCTCCGAAATTTTCAGTGAGACTGGAAGATACCCATATGTAGGGATTGAAGGCAGCGCTTGTAATACTAGTACCTACACTAGAGGTAGGGTGGTATTCAGACGGAGCAAAAGGTACAACAGCTTGACTAGTTGGAAAAATAACCGATCCTTGTGGTTTAACTTCCTGATCTACTGCAAAGTTTGATTTAAGTTTTCTGTAATCTGGGGGTGTTTGAAATTTAGGTCCGTGTACAACAGTAGTGATAGCGGGACCGAAAGATCCAAACGCACTATAATTTGTTCCTCTGTATATATTCTCTCTAGCCTTTATTGCAGGCCACCCTCCTGCTTTGTATACATCAATATAGTCTAGAAGGTACACATCGTCGTTCCCGGTTGTATTATTTACAACTTTTACTCTTATTTTTTGAGTAGTTAAGCTTGAACCGAAAGGTATAAACCCAGTAGACATAGTAGCTTTTACGTACACGTAAACTACGCCGGCGGTTCCAGATTCTACGTGTCCTACGATATCAATACCATCAGGCTGTTCGTGTTTGACTCCAGACCTATTCCAGGTTGGTTTAATAGTTTTAGTATCTAGAGTCGTCCAAGTACTTCCGTCGTAGTATTCTAACACTACGTCTACAGAAATACTGTCTGACCATTTTGAGCCATCTCTATCGAATTCAAGATATACATCAGTATCGTACTTTATACTTGTGTTAGCTTGTATAGATGGGAGACTATACGCACGATCAGGTACATCCCATCTAGCGAGGGTGTTACCGCTGCTGGCAGTTGCAAAGTACACGATTAGGGTTGAGCTATTCGTAATCTGTGTAGCTCGGTCGGTAGATCCTGAAGCTACTCCTTGCAGCCTGTATTCTCCAACGCCGGTATCTTCGCCAAAGAATATCGTATTAAAATAAGATCCTGAAGTTGTTACTAGTTTTCCGGTAGAATTAAACGATCCACTTTGAGTAACTAGGATAGGTTCAACTCTCTTTCCTCCTTTTTTAATTCTATACTCTCCGTTAAGTGCAAGCACCTTTCTAGAACCTGATGTGTTAGTTTTAAAAAGTATGGTAGCATTTTTATTCTCTGTAAAGATAAATTGCATATCTTTAGCAGTATCGGGATTAGTATTAGAAGAATAAATGTCGCCGTTTTGAAACGTCACATAAGGAATAGTCATCTCAACAGCATTAAGTAGGTCTTGAGTTGCTGACATTTGACTGAAAGTTCCAAAATACGGCACTGTCTGCTCTATTACTGGAGTGCTTCCGTAGGATTTATCAGTTGCTCTGTTGAATACGTTAACCTGTTCTGCAAAAAGCTGTTTACCTGTATATCTGCCGCTAACAATGCCTGCACTGTTGTAAAGGTACTCCTGTACGTCAGCTATATCTGCTGTATTGTCTCTCAAAGCTTGAATATTACTTGGAACCATAACTCCATTTGAATAATCAACCTTACGTAATTTTGCAGAATTTGCAATTGCAGTAGCGTTGTTTAGTAGAGGATTATAATCAGAGTTTTCAAAAGTAGATGGTAAATATGGCTGTAAAATTACCTGTACTGTTGTGGGAGTAGTTGGGTATGCGGCGGGGCTAAGTCCTAGGCCTGATCCTGGGTCTCCTAGTGTTAGTACGGTTGTGGACGTAGTTACTGTTTTATTTAAGAAAGGATATTCAACTCCCGCTATCTTTATTTTTTCCAGCTCTAATACAGAGGTGTATATGTCTACCCCCCCTGTTAGTGTGTTCCTAAAGCGAATATATCTAAGGTAGTTATACCCTCCTTTGGAATTATACTCCCAGAAAAAGTGCATATTTCCTACTGATATAACCTGGGTTAGAAAATCGTTTGCTGTTACTTCATCAAATCCTGGCGCCGGGGTAAGGGTTGATAGGTACTCTGTTAATGAGTAGTTAAGTTCCGGGTGTACTTCATGCTTGAATGGATTTTCATCATTAAGCTCTCCTGTTACTACGTCTATAAAAGAACCTCCTAGTTCTCCGTTATATTTCTCAACTCCGGTAGTTTTAGTTTCTGTAACAGTTCCTGCAGGAGTTTTTATTTCAACTGTATTAGTTGTAGAGAGTTCATTAATCACTCCTCCATCCTGGGCTTCTAAGAAAGCTGTGTTAATAGAAGCAGAGTATTCCGGCTGGGTAAGGGATAGAGTAGGTTGTTTTATCTTACCTCTTTCTAGCAGGTGAGGCTTGATAATAATACCTGTTGTTGCACTTGCTCTTACAGGTACAAAATCTTTTACCATCTTGAAGACCTGGTTATCAAAGAACTTAATAAGTCTGACAAAGTCAAACATATCGTATCTTGATAAATTGCCAAGGCTTGAAGAGATGAAGGGCTGTAGGGTTGTGTATCTAGAATCGTGAGCTGTTCTAGGGTCTCCAATGTAGTTATCTATATTGAAGCTGCTGGTGATGTTGTCGACTATGTACTTATCTACGTAATAGGTAGGTGAGAAGCCTACTTCTAGTGTATGAATATCTTCTGTATATTCTCCTGCAGGGTTTTGAATAGAAGTATACTGAGAGAGCGTATTTCCCGGTACAATGCTTCCTGTATTACTTATTCTGATTTTATCTACAGAGCCTGTTTCAGCTGCAAAGTAAATAGGAGAAGATCTACCAACTCCACCGAATTCTTTAATTTCTAAAGACCCGCTAGGTATGCCAAAGCAGTTAATAAGCGCCCTTAAACCGCGCTCGGTTCCCTTTGTCTTAATAAGGTAAGGAAGGTTATGGTACAGTCTCTTGTAAGTTTCCTGGATGATATCTTTATCAGGGGTAGGGGAGTTTGAAGCAGTTACAAATGATGTAATTTGTTCAGATCCGCTATCGTACCACTCTCCTAGCAGTAAGGATGAAAGGGAGGCTACTGAGAAGTTTGAGGAGTATAACTTTACTCCAAAGCTTCTAAGGGCTTCCCCGACTAGATCTTTAGAGATTCCGTAGTCAAGTCTATTATCAGCATCATACTTATCGGTAACAGCTTTAGCATAAATCCAGATGTTGTCAAAATGCTGACCGATCATGTTTAAAAATACCGAATACGGTGCGTTAGCATCATCCTGGCGGATAAATTCCGGAACAGTATACACTAAGTTGCTCTGATTCAGTTCGTCGTATAGAGAGGCTGATGCAAATTGAGTAGTGTACCAGTTAGTTACCGTAGCGCTTGATCCGGTAAGATTTATGTAAGGAGGTAGGTTGTTTGATTTAGGCCAAGCAAAGCTTGTACTCTCAAAGTAAAGATACTGTTCATATCCGTCAAACTTTCCAATAATACCGCTTACTAAATTATCATAATATGTACTGCTTTCACTCACTGCAGCAGAAGCGTTTACTGATAGTGTACTCTTGATAGAGATAGATTTACTCTCGTAGTACTGTACTAGACCTATTTTGTAATTAAAGTTCTCTAACCTCTCTTGGGCTGATGAGAAGTGTATGAAGTTGCTGTAGTCTGAATAATCTATACTGACCTGTATCCCGCTTTGACTGGCTTGAAGTAGTAACTTATGGTAGCTTCCTGTAACGGGATACGAGAAAAGCTCATTGTAGTTAAGGTAGCCGGTGTTGAGTACGTTTTGTTCTCTATCCTCTAATGTAAAATTCGGTCCTTTTAAAAATACTGGTTGTTCTGGTTCTGGAGTAAACGTAGCCTCTACCTGATAAGATATACTGTCTGCTACTAGTTCTACCAGTTCGAAAGTGTTCTTTAATAGTATGTTGGCAGGAAGCGGTTCGTATAGTTTAACAAGTACGCTACCGTCTGTCTCTATATCAAGATTAACTCCAATAAACAGATCGTTATTTTTGAAATTTAACCGAAACTCTGTGAAGTATGAGTTAGCTTGTAGCTGAGTTTTGTAGTCGGTTAATATCTGCAGTAATGCAGGAGATACTTCTACTCCTCTAGTTCTAAGCTCTGTTCTGTCTGGTGATATATCAGAGATGTATAAAGAGCTTGGCAGGATAGGTCTTAAAAAATGATATAGGAGTGATACTCCACCTTGAGTGTATCCTAAACTATTTGCATCTAAAACCGGATCAATGTATAATGTGCTAGCGCCGTCCTGACCAGCTCCTGCTGAGTTTAGAAGTTGTTTTTCATTTTGGTAATTGTAGACTGAAGTCAGTAATTCACCTGCTGCAGAATAAGCGTGTAGTTCTATAAAATGCTCATCAACATTGTAGTTAGAGTTGATTGCGAAAGAATTCACTAATGTAGTATCAGAAGTTGAATAAGTTTCAACTCCTAGATCTGCAGTGTTAGCTGGAATTACGTTGTATTGAACTGTAGCCATTATTTACCCTGTTGTACTGAAAGTGCTAATATTTCCTGATTTGCTGAAAGGAGCTGTTGTCTGAGCTGTGTAATCTCGTCAAGGAGAGGTTGTACATCTACTGATTGTACTTGCTGTGAGTAGAGTTTGGAGCTTTCAGTCACTAGGTACTGGTGGGAGTTTGTATCCCCTTCTACCGGTATACGTAAGTACAGTTTATTGTATAGTCTAAAAAGCTCCTCTACGGTATCTGTATCAACAGCAGGTACTGGTTGTGCAAATGTTTTGAAGGAAGTATCTACAACTCTTCTAAAATTAACCGGGTCGTAAACCGTTTTTTGTAATTTAACTTCTTCAGCCATTTCTTACGACTTTAAAAGTTACTCCGTTGTCAAGTACTGATGTTGATCCGTCGATGGTAGTTTTAATTAGAAGTCTATAATGTCTTTCGGGCTGTAAACCGTTCATATACACATCGAAGTAGTTGCTAGTGTTATCACTACTAATCTTTGTGTAAGTTGTATCAAAATCTACAACCATTTCTTCTGTATTCTCATCTCTAAGTCCCCAGTACGATGTTGTGGGTAAGTAGTGTTGAGTGATGTAGTTTGAAGAGGTTACAAAAGTTCTGGCTGGGTATTTAGGTCTTACGTTTAAGCGGAAGCGGTACTTACCTTCATCAGTGTAACGGTCTTTAGCGTTTTTAATACCTACAATACAGGTAGGGTCTGTTACCGCTCGAGTTGCAACCAAACTACTTGTTACAAAATCATTCCACTTAAACTCCAGACACGGAGGGTAAATGGTATGAGTGTTACTAGAGAAGTACTTTAAGAAGGTGAGACTCCCTGTTTGAAATTCATTAACACTGTTTAACTTTAAAATGAATCCGTTGTTAGTAATACCTGTTAACCCTTGGGACTGTGAATAATGTAGTTTTACAGAAGGTGTTACATCTAGATCAATATCGTGAGTAGATACTGTGGAATGTGATTGGAAGTGTACTAGATTAATTCCGTAAGAGCCGGTGTACCAAACACCTCCAATAGCTACGCTTCCAGAATTATAATAAGCTGCTGTATTAGCGGGGGTAGGGTTAGTCCAACGTGTCCCTGGTTTTGTGTAAAACCAGCTTACTCCTGTTTTATTAATTGGGTTGTCTCCGTATTTTCCAGTTCCTGTATCCCAAGAATCATACAGAGGGGAAGCTTCAATAGCGTATCCGGTAGGTACTTCCTCTCCTTCTGCTAAGTATAGTTTAATAGATGCAGAAAACTCCATCTGTCCTCCTGCAATAACAGTCGGGGATATTTTACTCTCTATAACATCCTCAATTTCTGAGTTGTTAAACTGAATTACGGTTCTGTTAGCAAAGCTACTACTTCCTAAGTAGAATGAACTAATCTCAAGGATTTCGTCTAATCCGGTATTAGAAGCTTCATACCTAGAGTATAAGGTTGCGTCCTTCTCAGGAAAAATTCTGTAGATTGCCATCTTTTATAATAAATATTTACAATGAAGTTACGCGACCGGTAATGTCTGTGTCTGGGAATTTTACTTCAAAGATACAAGGATCGTAGGAAGGGTATACAATATTATTCTTAGTAGCTCCTTTCACATCGTAGGCATACTGTGAGTATGCTCCTCCTACTTTGTTTTCTACTTCAATATTTTGAACTGTTTGAACTCCTTTAACTCTATCAAGTAGGGTATACAGGGTAGATAGATTTATAGGCTGGTTAATTGACCACTTTTCTACTGAGAAGTATTCTTTTAATACTTGAGTGCATGCTAGAAGAACATCTCTACCTGTGTAGTTAGGTAATACCAAAATATCATACTTTACCCCAATATTAACTACAAATGCATCTTTGATATTGATAGCATCTGTTAATAACCTGTACTGGGAGAGATATGTTTTTAGATTATTTCGGAGAGTATTAGAAGCTGTAGTAAGTTTCTTATTATTATCGTAAGCTAGTACATATAGAGATAAGGATAAGGGGTTACTGTCTACTATATTATCTGTAGTTGACTTAGTAGAGCTTAGCTGATCTTGAACTATATACGCTTTTGCTACAGATCCAAACTTAGAAGGTAGTGATAGGGTACGAATTATGTAGTCTTCTTTTGTTACAGCTCTCAGCTGTTCTGCATAAGCTTTTAAACTATTTTCACGTAACTCGTCAGAAGTATCTCCATCTTTTCCTCCAACTGCTGCAGCGGGATTATTGAATGCTACTGTGTTTTCATACCCTGCTAAAGTAGCAGTTCTAGTGGATGATAGGATAGTAGTTACGGTATCGGAGGGTACGTTTGCTTCAACTCCGCCGCCGGCTAGGTAGCGGATCGTCAATACTGTGTTAGCAGGAGCTAGACCATATGTTCCTGTAAACATAAAATTTGAAGGGTCGTAGGCCTTATCTATTTTAGATACCCCTATAATTTGATCTCCTAAACCTACATTAGTAGGATCTGGTGTGAATACAGTATCGGATCCTCCTACTGTTCCTGCTCCAAATTGAATTTCTAAATTACCTGCTGAGTTAAATCTTGATACGAATCTTCTAGGTACTTTTTGAAGCTGTAGGGTATAGGGTACTAAGCTAGAATCTGCTGCATTATTTGACTGATCTAAAAAGATACTGTCTTGTGCCAGGTAAGGTACTTCGTACCACCTATTACTACTTGCATCTGTAATATCTAATACACCTAGTATATCGGTATCCTCTACTACAACAGTTCTAAATTTTTCCGGAGCTGTTACTGTGATTGTGGTAGTTTTTACCTCGGCAGAAATAGCTTTAGTTTTTTTCTTTAATAGAAATAAGGTGGGTTTAACCCCGTCATCTGCATAAACTGATACATCTGTAGGATCGTAAGAGCTTGAGAAGGTAAAATTAATCTTATTATCTATAAGAAACTTTACAGGAGGATTAGTAGTAGACTGTAGTTGTGAATTTTCACTAATAGTGACTGCGTAATCGTAATCTGGTATCCATTGTCCACTTACTAGCTTGGAAGGTACTCTTTGGTAGATGTCTAAGTCTACCGTTGCAGCTGCGCTTATTTTAGGACGGTAACCCATCATGTAAGCTAATGTATACAGATTACCTGGTTCTTTAGCGTACTGTAGGAAGGTTTCTTGAAGCTGTACGTCTTGGTAGAATGAGAGTACATCTCCTACGTAAGCTGCCATCTCCATAAACATCATACCTGGTGATGTTGGAGAAAAGTCGTTGTAGGTGTCTGGGAAGTAGTTTTTAGCGTAGTCTACTAACTGTTGACGAAAATCGCTAAAAGACTTTCCTACATATTTTATATCTCTTTCCTGTGCCATTATTGCTCAAAGTTAATTACAATCTCATCTGTAATGTTGGTTTCTCTAACAGAGTATTTTAATTCAAAAGAGATTAAGTTTTGGTCCGGTTCTGGTGTAAGTTTTAAAGTCTTAACCTGAACTTGTGGAAAGTATAGTTTTAGTGAGGTCTCTATACGTTCTGTGATCTCTTCAACGCTATCTTGGGTAATAGCTTCAAATACAAAATTTCGAAGACCTGCTCCAAAATCTACATTGAAAACTCTTTCATTCTGTCCGGTGAGAAAGAAATTGATAAGATTAGCTTTAGTAGCGTCTTTGGTAGTATACGTAGAATTAAAAACAGCTCTACCTTGGAAAGGTAAAGCAACCCCTACAGCTTTTCTAGGCTGAAGGTCTAATGGGTTAATTCTCTGTACGTTATACGCCATATGGATCTCTCTTCTTATTTGCTTGCTTTACAATTGCTGCTGCTTTATTAACAAAGCTCAACTGGGATAGATCTAGCCCTACTTTTGGGGCGGCGGCTACAGCTTGAGCTACTGCTCTAGGATCTTCAGAGACTGGTTTGAAGGCCTGCCTGGGCGTGAATGCGCCTCTATCAAACATTTCAGCCATATTAGCTGTTGCTGTTCCCATGCTGCGGTAATCTTCCGAAGTCATAGAACGGCTAGTCATATTAAGGGCTTCCATAAGAGGATTTCCTCCTGAGAATTGTAATGGCTTAGGTGCAGGTGCTGTAGCTTCAGTCTGCATAGGAGCGGGAGCTTTCATTTCAGAAAGTTCTTCTCTGATAGCTTCTCTTACAGCTTCTTTAATTAGACTTTTAAATTCACTAGCTTTCATAATAATAAATAGATTTAATTAACTAGTCGATCAATGGCTAGCTTAAGCTCTTCTATAAGAAGTTCGTTAGAGCTAGAGAAGGACTTGTTACCTTCTAGCACGACTGCTCCAATAGAGTCAATAGCTACTGCGTAACGCCTAGGAGCGACTGGTGGTGAGTTTGGGTCAA